TCGTTACCCATATTGTATATACGCTTGTACTGATACCCACCCTCGAATCCAGCTATCAGTGTAGTACAACTAGGGCTTATCTGTACTGACGGAAATCCATCTGTCATGCGATTTAGAGCCGATTCTACTGCTTCAGCCCTCATAACAGCGTCATTGCTAGGTGCTGGATAGGCGTTAATACCTGCCGCTCTGAGTATCATGAAGGGTGTTTGCTCGCTTGTCTGAGCCATCTGATTGCCAGCAGGGTCTCCGACAAACTTAAATGTGTGCTTATCCCAATCGTTTCTAGTGATTTCCCTTTTCAGAACGTCTGCAAACCTACCTGCACCCATGTCCTGACCGATAATCTCATGGAAGATAGTCCACTTTCCGCCATAATTTTGCTGACAGAATACTGCCGAAGGTGTTCTGCCGAAGTCTATCCCCACAATAACTTCCACACCATCAATAGGTTCTATAGGAGATGTCGCAACATGGCTCTCTTTTCTAAATGATTGGTAGACAGCCTTTCCATCCATCAGTGCCTGATACTCATTCAGGACGTAAACCTTCACCCATTGAGGCGTTTTACCCAAAATAATCTTATCATAGTAGTTTTCTTGGATGTTTTCGGTGTTTTCGGCCTTTGGATTCTTCTCATAGCCCTCTAATACGCCAGATTTACTTCTGATTTCCTTCATAGCCCCTGCTTGAGCGTAAAAATTCCAGTCATCTGGCTTCACAAGCAGTAATTTCTCTTCTTGAGGCATATATTCAGGTGCTGGAACCTCACCAGCCATAATTCCCCACCAGTGAGTTTCGTCAGGTGCATTCGTATCCATGATGACGCCAAACCAGCTAGGACCGCCATCTCTCATAGACGGGAATCTGCCGACACGCATTGTACAGGCATCGACAATAGATTTGGGAATTTCTCTTGCTTCGTTAATCCAGACGCCAGTTAGTTCCAGAGATAGGAGCTTCTTTACGTCTTCTTGTTTGTCCAAAGCCAAAAAGATGACTTCAAGCTCAACAAAAGTCTTATCGGGGAGAGCGAAGTTGACAAGATGTGTATAGGGAGGACTCCACACAAACTTGCCAACCTCGTCCCCAAACCAATCCCTCCATGTCTTAATAGTGGTAGTCTTAAGCTGGGGATTGGTATTACGAATAACTGCCCATCGAGTTCTGCGTACCCCAGCAGAATTAGGGGCCTGATTGACAGCTTTCCGCATTATTTCCATGCAACAAGTCACGGATTTACCAGAACCTACCGGACCTCTTATGCCTCTCACAAAAGAGCCATCTTTCATAAAGGCCTTAGCTACAGGACCGGGTGGTTTATAGTCTAAATTCATCTGCCTAAGAAATACCTTTGTGCGGCAGTCTTCTCAGCACTTCTGCTAAGCAGACCTCTTCTAGCGGCATCAGATATAGGAGACTTCCTTGCTTCTGCCTCAAGTGCCAAGTTTCTGGCAACCACACCACCTCTGTCATCGGATGTAGAATCTTGAGCCAAGCTTCTGATGTTTGGTGTCGTACCGCCACCTTGACCAGCAGGTGTAACTCCTGTTGTCACAAAGTTTCCGCTTTGGCTTAGGCTAAACTGAGCAGTAGCACCGGAACGAAGCTGTTCTAACTGCCTGTTGATGCTGGCACGTTGTACAGCACCCAACATTCCTGGAATTGTGCTTTTCGCTCTTTGCTCTAGCTGACGAATAGCAGCATTACGAGCACCCTCTTGACTGCCATACTGCTCCAAGACTTGCTCTTGACGAGATTGTTCTACGGCTTGCTGTCCAGAACGTCCTGCAATCACAGCACGACCGGACGACAAAGACCTAACTACGTTCCCAGAGCTTCTTACATAAGCATCTTTATTTAATTCTTGAACACGTTGTTCCTCACGTTCACGTCTCTTCCTCTCATTGGTTCTCTGAGCAACGCTGAATCGTGCTTGGTCTGGACCTGAAGCCCCTCCGTCTGATGGTTGTTCTGCACCCATGATAATCACCTTTTCTGAATAAAAAATATTTTGGCTTTTATGGTTATAGGAGTCTATTGCGTGTGCAATTCACCTTCTATGGGGTAGAGTCAGGTTTTTCAAGGCCGGTGTTCCGTAACGCAGTTATGGCTCAGGGGCCCCCTAGTCTACGTTGAAGTTAATCTGTACAGCGGTGGACGGAGTTCTTTGTACGTCTTGTCTGAATCCTGCCCTGTCCATCAGGTCTCTTGCGGCTTCAAGCCTAACGTACTGGCTCTTGCTGTCTAGCAACTCACGCATTGTCGCCATTGCCTGTGTAGCGTCCCACCCCAATGTCATCATAGCCAACTGCTGTCTATACTCGATAACATGTTGTTTCTTCAGTGTATTATATGCCCATGCTTTGTTCCGACCTAACTGCTTTGCTGCTTCTGTCGGGTTGCAACCATTATGCAATATCATATGCACCAGTTCAGCTTGTGGCTCAGTCAGTTTACTGTTCCCTGCCTGTGCAATAGGAGCATGTTTCTCAATGTCCTCTATCGGCACGATACCTTTTTTGTATCTGTCTTGCTGTGTTGTATCTGCTTTAGTCATGTCCAAGTCTCATTGGGCTACGGACGTAGTATACACACCTTACCTCACAGCCTGTCAAGTCACTTTGTATGCCATCTATTATTGAGGTCGGACTTACGCCGACCATGTGAATTATTGTCTCCTTCTCGGAGTGCGTAAGCGAAGCATCGCTTAACCATGCTTTTATGGATGGTAGTTATGTCTAATGAATGGCCGTTGCGACATCTGAGCGGCAGATGAACATAGCTAAGCTGGCAATCCGGTAGGTTGCCTGCCGCACCGCTATGTACATCCGCCTAGTGGCAGGCTCAGATGACGGACGTTGCATCATTAAGACCGGAGCTTAAAACACTAACAACACACACACACGAGTTTTTTTGCGAGATTATCCTTCGGGTATAGCACATCCTGACCTGTAACTTGCGACATCTATCTCAAGGCTGGCCATCAGTAGCCCACTGTTATTTAATTGAGGGCTATTCGCCCATGAACTGTAGGTGTTTTTCACCGAGTTCAGCCTTCAGATAGTGTCTCGTAACAGGCAACGGGCGTACAGCTAAAGAACATGACGACCGCAGGTATTAGGTCGTCATAACCTTAAGCACAAGAGCAAAAAAAGAAAGTTTGCTTTTTAATTGAGTCGAGACGTAGCTCGACATGGCGATTTTTTTCCGACTTAAGTTCTGTCTTAGGTAGGTCGAAAAAAAATCGTAGTTGTAAACTTTCTTTCAAGGGGATTGGCATCCCTTTTGCCCTTGACCCCCGACAAGATGTGCTTTGCCGAGGACATCGCAACAAAACTGTATGCGTGTGATGTAAGTAACTTAGACGTAGAGGAGAATCAAATGTCTAATCCATCAAATCTTAACACTGAACACTACACTCGTAACATCTCAGTCATTGAGGCTGAGTTCGATGAGTCACTGTCATGGCAAGAACAGGAACTTATGACTGCACTTGCCACCGGAGATACGGAACGTGCCAGAGACATTGCATCAGCAATGGGACAGGACATCATCTGGTTCTAACATAAGCCAAATCAGGGGGTGGGCAGACAAGCTCATCCCCACAACGTAAGGAGAAACACAATGAACGCAGAGTATCACAGACAAGAACAAGCTTATCTTGACCACATCATCTGGTTGTGGAAAGAGTACGACCGCTTATGTCAGATGATATCATCAGAGACAAATGTTGGTAATCATCGTCTTTTACTTGATAGAATTGATGACCTTTACCACAACAGAATAGGCGAAGCATACGATGCCTACTACAGATACTTCGGGCATCACTGCACATATCAACCAAAACTATCACACTTAGCGTAAGGAGAATCACCATGACACATACAGATACACTACCTCGCCTTGAGGATGTCACCACTGAGTACCTCGACAACATCAGCCGTCGTCTACAGCACGACACCTTCTCTGAGACAGCCAAGCAATCCTACGATGAGGCGTGGCGTCAGCACTACGCCCAGCTGGAGATTGCAGCTATCATGTTCCACGATGACGGCAACGACATCACGCTCATACACAAAGAGTGCGACAGCCGTATGCGTAACCTTGAGTATCGTCTTGACGACATTGCTAAGTACGCTGACAGAGTCAAGCTTGACCTCAACCGTCATGTGGTCAACGACCCAGAGATAACTGTCCTAGAGCATGACCGCCTTGAGGAACGGCTTGACCGTCTTCGCTCACAGTATGCTTACGTCCGCAACATGCTCAGCGTATGGCATGAGACCATCCGTCCAAGCATCGAGAAGCGCACTGGCTACACCATGGGAGCATACAAATCTCGCAAGCAGATTGAGTACGACCAGAAAGCCAAGAAGTATCGGGCATATCGCAAGAGACTCACCATGTCAGAGTGGGGACGCATGTCCATCTCTGAGCGTGAGGATTACATCAACCAATGCACAGTCCGTCTCGACTGACGGCTGCGAGGGGCTAGGGCTTCGGCTCTAGTCTCTCACCTTTTTTTGTGTCCCCCAACATCGGCTGAGAACGCCTCAAACCAGGAGAATCAAATGAACATGAAGAAACAAATCAAACGCACTGCAATCTCTGCCTATAGCAACTTCGAAAAACTTCGTATGTTTGCTGGTGCCTTAGAGGTTGTCTATCTCAACCCATCACACAAACGCCTTGAGGAAATCAAAGCATACTCATGGTCTGTGATGAAGTCAGACTACGCCAGCTATGACGCCAAAAGAAAAGCAAGGATTCTACGTTCAGAATGCGAAAGCCAACAAATGTTGAAAGACGTATTGGCTAGATTCAGCCGCCTCAGAAGGGAGGGCATCCTATGATATTCTACATTATTGCTGGTATCTTTTCCGCACTAGCTATCTTGTTTCTGTTAGCTAAGTTCGATTTTAAGAAAGTACTTTGGCTTGACATACCAATCGATATAGCTTCAACTGCATTGCTCATCGCCATGTTTGCTGGCACATTTGCTGGCATGATGGCGGCAGTGATAGGGGGGTGCATAATTTCAGCAACCCTCTTCACAATGAAGAAGCTAAAAGGTTATAAGAAGCCAATAAGAAAGAAATTTGGGTATGAATGGATTAACATTCGACCTAACTAATTCGAAGGTGATAGCCTGCAGAAGGCCTCTCCCTGAGATAGGAGTGAGTATCGTTGGTGATATTTACGTTTCATAGACGACTCACTCCGCATTATGGGGGAGGGGTAGGTTAAACTGACTGTCCTACTCCTCTACCCACCAACCACAACTCAACGTAAGGAGAAATCTTATGAACTTCGCACAAATGACAGTATCAGGTAACATTGGCTCAGACCCTGAGGTTCGTGACGTAAACGGAACCAAGGTCGCTAACTTCAGTATTGCAGTCAATGAAGGATACACCACCAAGTCTGGCGAGAAAGTGGAGAAGACCCACTGGTATCGCTGTGAGGCTTGGGATGGTGGCAATGGCAAAGGCCTCGTCACCAACGTCATTGAGCCTTATGCAAAGCAGGGGACAACAGTATTCTGCCAAGGCTTTCCAATCCTAGAAGAGTATGAGAAGGATGGCGTCAAGCAACGCTCATTCAAACTCAAGCTTGCTGGCGCAGGTAGTACCTTCCGCCTCGTAGGTAATAAACAGTCCAGTGGCTCGGCTGCTCCGGCATCTGATGACCCACTGAACAACGACATTCCTTTCTAGTATTATCCTGCAACGCTAGAAAGGAGAGGGTAGAGGTTACGGCCTCTGCCCTTTTTTCGTGCCTCAAACTCAAGGAGAATCATATGCCGACTATGGAAACAGTAATTGACCCATTCAAAGAATCAGTAGATGTCGTCACCTATGACCACTTTACTGGTGAGTACACTGACTACCTCAAAATTATCGAAGCCAGAATCATGACATTCGTACGCCTCTACGACAACGGAGATGGCGTGTTCATTGATGATGAGGGCCTCTATGCAAAAAACCAGCACTTCTTTATGCACCGTAACTATCCTCAACCACTGTGCAACAAAGCTGTGCTTGTGGGATGTGATGATGAGGGCGACTCTGTTGTGCCTCAGACACCATTTCCTGTGTTCAAGAAAGACATAGTGTTCATCGGCTCAAGATACATGTTATCTTTGTACATCAAAGCTAACGGAGATAAAGTTATCAAAGACGAAAGTGGATACGATGTCGACTACAGACCAATCTTCTTTAATTAATTGCAATCGTTGTAAAGATACCGGATGGTTAAGAGAGCCAGACGGATATGAGTGTGTACAATGGACACTCTGCATCTGCCTAGACTGGAACAAAAAAGCCAAAGATAAGATGGAGAGTACAGATGAAGGGAGAAAACAATGATAACAAAACTAAAGCGCATACCATTCATCAACAAGAAAGCCGGGTGGATTGGGTGGTTCGTCACTGTTCACCTCACATTGTCGTTCACGATATTACTGATGTTAATCGGGCTGGGGATCAACCCGACCCTCTTGGTTTCAGTGATTGGTGCGCCCCTGTGGATTGGCGTAGCGTTCGCCTCAAAGACTCTGACTGACAAAATCATGGAGGACTAAATGCAAATAGAAAAGAACATACCAATGCCAGCTAGAGGCCAGCACTCAGATATGAGGGTACTGGCTGAAAAAATGGAGATTGGCGACTCAGTAAAAGTCAAAAAAGAAAAAGCCGTTTCAATGTGTCAAGCAATCAGAAGAGCAGGAGGCCTCGCCTCAATGCGTAAGATTGACGAAAAGATTTGGAGAGTATGGAGAGTACAATGACAGACGCACCCTACACAAACTTCTCAGCCTCGCTGAACTGCAGCAAAGTTATCGTTGATACTGGCGACCCAAATTTCGTTGCGTTTCGCTTTTATCAATCACACCCTGAAAAGCACTGGCTTGAATCGATTGTTCACACTGTCTATGTTTCAACAACATCGGGCACTAAGAATTACTTCAACTTCCACAACTCAATCGAAGCGCATGACAAGTATGTACTAATGGAGCAGGTAAATGCAGAAGACAATTCCTCTGAGTGAACTCAAGCACTCACCCAATAATGTTCGTAAGGTCAAACCATCAGACTCAGGCTTCAAGTCTCTGGTGGCTTCTATTCAATCCAAAGGCCTCATACACAATCTAGTCTGTACTAAGAACGGTACAGGCTACTACGTCATAGATGGCAACAGACGCCTTGATGCACTGAAAGCACTGTATGATGGCTACTTCGAGGTCAACTGTATTGTTGTTGATGATGACGATGCAGAGCTTGGATTACATGCAAACATGATGCGTGAAGACATGCACCCACTTGATGAGTGTGATGCTATTGAGGCTCTGTGTGCAGACGGTCAAGAGACCTATGACTCTGTTGCATCACGCTTTGGTCAGACGCAGAAATGGGTACGACAACGCCTCAGTCTGGCTGACCTATCTGAGAAAGCCAAAGAGATGTTCAGAGATTACAAGTTTAACTTGGGTGTAGCACAAGCACTCACTCTTGGCTCTCATGAGCGTCAGGACAAGTATCTTGAAGGCAACGACACTTACTTCGAGGCTATGGCTAAACGTGCAATGGTGGACTCTAAAATACCAGTATCAGCATGTTTGTTTGACTATGAGGCTCATCGTGACGTTCTCGGTGTAGAATCAGACCTGTTCGGTGATGAGGAGTTCATTACTAACCATGAACAGTTCGAGAGGCTACAGAATGACTATCTCTTCCAGTATTGTGAAGCCGCAAGACGTGATGGATACTATGACGTGGTATATGCCCAAGACCAATACTATTGGGACATACCAGAAATGAAGAGGTGCAGACTTGTAACAGACGGAGACGACTATGATATCTCAGAGATTATCCTTGTGGTTACATACAACTCCTACACATACAGCATTCAGACCAAGCAAATGGTACTACCTGAAACTGCTGATGCTACTGAAGCTCAAAAAGCTGAGGAAGAAGCTGAAGAAGAGGTCACTCCCCTTACCTTTACAGGCCCACAACAACAGCTCGTCAACGCTTATTTTGCAGACCATATGATTCGGCAGATTGTCGAGTCCGGTAAGCTAGATGCAGTTAAGTTCTTCAAAGCTCTGCTCTGCCACAGAAAGCTTGGCTACTCAGGTACACACATACATCGCATCGGCAACATCTATGCCGACCCACAGAACCTATACTCAGGATTGGATGAACCAGATGGCATCACTGCTCTACCTCTACAAGACGTTATCGACAATCACAAATCTACTTGTCAATCTCAGTTTGAGTCTGGAGGTGATACTCCGCTTATGTACTGTTATAACCTCCCAGATGAGAAGCTTGATGAGCTTTTTGTTGCGTCTTGCCTCCAAGGTCTTTCGAGGACGGACTTCCAATCAGAAGCCATGCAAGACTTCAATACTATTATTGACCCACAAAAATGGTTCAAGCCAGACTCCACATGGGTAAACAAGTGGAAGGTCAATCAGCTAGAGATGGTTGAACAATGGCTGTATGGTGGTGCTAAAGCTGGCAACAAATCTGACCGTGTAGAGAAAATTACAGAGTCTCTGCAGGAAGGTCGCTTTGACCCATATGGCGATTGGCCCCAAACGCAGCAATCATAGCTGCTTCAGCCACACCATCCTCACACTTCAGGCTCCACTGGCTTGAGGCGTGAGGAAATATCTCAGTAGCTCTAGCTCTACTCAGGTTCTTGTCGCTTGGTACATTGAGTTCTTTCTTCCACAATCGGGGAATGACCTCAGTGTACTCAAGCCCAAGAGCCACAAACAAGCCAAGGTAAACACCATAGCCTAAACCAGTTCTAAATGTACTAGCTACACCCTGACCAGGCATCGCTTGTTGCCTTTCTATATATATGTGACGAGGCTCATGCTTCTGAAGCATTGCAACTATAGAAGCGACATCAAGGTATTTCTTCTTGGCTACCTTAATCACAGGTGTTCGCTCAGCAATGACAACGCCATCTGATAGGAATGCAATGCCTCCGGTAAGTCCGGGGTCAATTCCGCAAATCATCTTTTATCTCCAATTTAATCTCACAACCTAAGGCCTCAGCCCAGCAATACGCATTGAACAATGTTGGCTTACGATTCCCAATCTCCCACTTAGCACAAAGCCCTTGAGCTACGCCTAAGCGGATGTCAACGTCGGGTTGCGTAAGACCTAGTTCATACCTACGTCTTTGAAATTGTTTGATTAATTCGGATGTAAAGGTAATTTCGTTCATATCTCAACCTTTCACATAAGCCAAATATATGATAATGTGAATTGATATACAAGGGAGACATCAATGCCAAGACTAACCAGAGCACACTTCGAGTGGCTGGCAAGAGACATTGCGCCTCTTGTCACAGACAAAGACAGATTCATAAAGGAGGTACAATCATTCAACACTAACTCAAGATTCTGCTCATATCGTTTCCGCAACGCAGTTGAGGACGCATGGGCAGATGCACAAGCCGAAGAATGCGGGCCTGAGCTATATAAGCAGGCCGATTACTAAGGAGACT